TACATAGTACCATTGGCTACTGAACCACTTAATCCTGTTAAAGCTGAACCATCTAATGCAGGAAGAGCACCTGTTAGTTTACTAGATGACATAGTTGCTATCTTTGCATCTGTTACATTAGCATCTGCTATTTTAGCAGTAGTTACATTTGCGTTTAATATTTTTGCAGTTATTACTGCGTCTGAAGCTATCTCTGTAGCTGTTACAGCATTTGCTACTATCTGAGCATTAGAAGCTGTACCACTTAAATCGCCACCCATTGTTGGATCACTTGAAACAGCAGTCCAAGTGTTATCTCCTCGTAAGAAGTTTCCTGAACCTGGTGTACCTGTAGCACTTAAAACCGAAATACCTACTGCATCATCTGCCATCTTATCTGCAGTAATTGCATCATCTGCAATTTTAGCAGTAGCTATAGCTCCTGTAGATAAAGCACCAGTAACATCAGCACTTGATAAAGTTACTGCACCAGTTCTTGTATTAAATGATACTACTGCACCCGAAGCAGAAAAAGCAGCATTTTGCCATGCTGTACCATCCCATATATATAATTGTTCTGATCCACTTGTATTATTATAATATAAAGCACCAGTAGTTGTAGTAGTTGGTGCTGAAGAAGCAACTCCTAAATATTGTGTAGCAAAATAATTAATTGGACTTATATTTGTAGCTGCAGTATTAACATTTGTTATACTACCACCAACTAAATTTACATTAGTATTAGCGGCTGCTACTGTATTTATATTACTTGAGTTTCCAGCTACAGTTGTAACATTAGTTGAAATCCCTGCGACTGTTGTTATGTTTCCAGATATGCCTGCTACAGTAGTTACATTTGAATCTATTCCTGCTACTGTTGTTACATTTGAATCTATAGTTGCTACTTTATTTACATTAGTTGTATTATCTGCAACTGTAGTAACATCAACTACTTCTGATGCTGTAAGTGTAGTAAATAACCAAGCTGTTGTACCTAAGTCATATACTTTCATTCTATTTACTGTTGTATTATAATATAATGCCCCATCTGTTAGAGCATCTCCATCATTATCTACTGAAGGGTCTGATGCTTTTGCACCTAGATACTTATCATCAAAGTTATCTACATAACCTTCTGCTGACGTAGCACTTGCTGCAGATGCTGTTGCACTTGCCGCTGCTGCATCTTTACTTGTTAAGGCTTCTGAGGCAGATGTTGCAGCTTCTGCTGCCTTAGTTGTAGCTAATGTTGCAGCACTACTTGCATCTGTATTAGCATCTCCTGCTCCACCTACTCCTCTATAAATAGCCATATATTATTTTCCTAGTCTTCTTTTTTAGTAAATATACTTCTCTTTTTCTTATCTTCCTTTTTTACATCTTCGATTAGTTCATAGCCATTGTGTCTTTTCATGGAATCTATATCTAACTTAGATGTGAATTCTACTTTGTTTCCTGATTGTATACATTTATACCAAGCCATCTTAAATCTCCTATATAAAGATATGCCCTCCGAAGAGGGCTATCTAATATTACTTACTACGCAGGTACAACTAATGCAAACGCTGCATCATCACGTAATTCTTTAACACCATAGATTGTATCTGAAGTGTAAAGAGTACTTAAATGATCTTGTTTGTATTGAGTTTGAGACCTAACGCTCATTTGTTCTACTAGAACTGCTGCGTCTTTATGACCCATTAGTGCTACTCTAGCTGCTGCTGAACCGGATGTTGTATCACAGTTAGAAGAAACATATACTGGCATACCATAAAGGTTACCAATTTGTCCATTTCTAATTGTGTTTGAATTACCTGCTTCACCAACAAAGTCCATAGCTGTATAACGATCAAGACCCATTAATGTATTTCTAGCTGAAGGAGGAACCATAAAGAATCTTCCATCTGTAGGTACATCATTGTCATCTAGTCGTTGAATAGTTCTACGAATAGCTGCATCTGTAAGAGCAGATTGGTTATTAGAACCTGCAACATACTCAGTAGTACCATCACCACCAATAAGACCTTTTGTGTAGGCAGCTGTAGCAGCTCCTGCATTAAAAGTTCTACCTAACTGAACTAAGTCTGTATCAACTTGTTTAGCTAGTGCATAACCTGCATCATCTGTATAGAAACGTCTAAGTGATGATAAAGCTTGTACTTCAACAATATCTTCAATGAAACGTGAATATTCATAATGCTTATTAATCAATACAGGAATGTTAGTTTCAGTAGCTGCAATCAATGTTACTGCTGTTGATGCTGCCTTAACTGAAGCTGCGCCTCTTGTAGGTTTAGGGATATTAATTGTATCTCCCTTTTTACCTTTAAAGGACATCTTTTTAAATACATTCGCTGCTACTAAGTGTTTCTTGTACGCTGCTACTACCTCGTCAGACCATATTTCAGGTATGAAGGTAGCAGCTGTGGTCACCGTAACCGCTGGGGTTGGATATGCCATGTGAATTACCTCTCTATAATGTTATTTTAAATAACTCGCCCTTCTTGGTAAGCCAGCATTATCTCATCGGATAGTGCATCATACTTGTCTGGGTCCGTTTGCATAAGTTTAATAATATCGCTTCTACGATACTTCTTTTTAGAAACAGGTTCGTTACTTCCTTTACTACCTATACTAGCCGCTTTCAATTGGTTATCTTTATCAATCTTACTTGTCTCTGTAACCTTAGCAATTCTTTCTTGCTTGTCAGTCCAGTTACTAAGTAGTTCATGACCAGAATCATAATCAAAATGTACTTCTGCTCTATTATATAGTTCAGAACGAACTTTAGAAGCCTTGATCCACTCTGCAAAAGCAGGGTCTTGTACCATCTGTTCCAGTTCTGGAAACTCTGCATTTAGCCTAGTTAATGTAGCAGTACGCTTCATCTCTTGAGCTGCTTGCTGTGCTTCTTTAATAGCTGGGTGGCTATCAATCTGACTTTGAACATTCTTGGTAGGATTATCAAAAAAATCTTCTGGTGTTACTGCTTCTTTAGTCGATGCTTCTTTCGAAGTTTGTGTTTTAATGAAATCATCAACAACTTGCCTTAGTTCACCTACTTCAGATCCTTGTTTACCAATTAGCTTTTCAGCTTCTTGATGCATTGCTACAATTTCTTTAGCAGATTTACCTTTATACTTCTCAGGTAAGTCGTCTTCTTCTGTCTGTACTTCTTCCTTTGGTTTCTTTTCAGGTACTGGTTTTAACTCTGCTGCTAATGTTGTTTCAACCATATCTGAATCTACTGCCAATTCTGGAGCTTGTACTTCTACTATTTCATCTTCTACTTCTTCTATTATTTCAGCCATATTATTTCTCCTGTGCTTAATAGCATTTTAGGAAGGCTACTTTGGGGACTAATCCTCAGTATCCTTTGTTTGTTCCGCTCTAGTTTTATCCCAATGTTTCTTTTCCCAGGACAGAGCAGCACCTGGAAAGGACCCAGACCAGCCTTCTAGTTGGATTGAAGGTGTACTTATAACTTTATAAGCAACCTTTCCACAAGTAGGACAGTCATGTTTTTTAGTATATTCAACGAGGTCTTCAAAGACTCCACATTGACTACACTCAAATTCAAATAGTTTCTTCATTATTTTCTAACTCATCATAAGTTTCTTGAGAAACTGTTTTTAATGTTAGTACCCAATTAAGTATATCTAGTTGACCTTTTCTTCTATTAAGAGTTTTTTCATCCTCTACAGAATTTAAGCTATTATACTGATCATGGAGTTTCTGAGCATCTTCTATTAAGTCTACCCACCCTTTTGATACCATCATTTTAAATCTCTCTTCATAGTACTCTTGCAATTCTTTATCTACCATATTAATATTATACCATATATTTAAATAAAAGTCAAGCTATTTCTTAGACATCTGCATCTTTACAATCTCTTTATTATCGATCATGTCTTTTTCTTTCATTTGTAACTCTTGTTCTTTAAGCATTAGCTCTGCAGTTTGAACTCTTCGTTTGAATTCTGCTTCTTGTTCTTCAGCTTCACTAGATAAATTAGTAGCTAAAGCTGTCATCATCTTAGCTTGTACCTCTTGAGGCTTCATTTGAGCACTAACCATATAGTTCTGAGCTTGTGCAGTATTCTCTTGTGCTTCTGATTGCTGTAACTGTATAAGAGCTTGTGCTTGAGCCATAACTATTTGTTGTTGCTGTTGTGTTTTTTTCTGATCTTGTTGTTGTGATTGTTGTAGAACCATCTTAATATCTGATTTATTAGCAAGACTAGAATTAGCTACAATACCTTGTAATAACAGAGGTACAACAGGACTAGTAGGTCCTAAAGTTTTAAGTAGATTAATAAATTGTATTTGTTCTACTTCTTTAGCTAGATTACCTAATGATCCATTAGGAACAAACTTATAGTCTGCTACTGGGAAGTGTTCTGGATCAAACTGCATAAATCTATGTGCTGCTTTCTCAATGAAAGGTATTAAGAAGTTTTCTTGGAAGTTTACTAGAGTTCGTTTATTCTTCTTAAGTATTGTAGAAAGTGTTACTGATAATTCACCACCTGTTGGTTGTTTCATATCAGCAGCTGTGTTTAATGTGTTAGTTGCTTGTAAAAGCATTTGTTGAAATTCTTTTGCTGTAGTTAAATTAGATGCATCTGTTTGACCAAACTTAAATGGCATTAGAACTTCAGCAGGAGAACCATTCGTTAGTAATGTTTTACCTGGTCGGATCTCAAATTTAGCTCCACGAGGAAGTCTAGTTGCATCCATTCCCATCATAGGTGCTGTAGTTAACGCTAGGCTATCTAGATGAGCTCTTAATTGAGCATCTATAGCCTTTTGCATATTATAACCTTTTTCTGCTACACCACGACCCCAGAATCTATTAGGAACTGT